AAAACGGCATCGGCCACAGGCCGATTTCAAGGTGCCTCCGGTGGGACTCGAACCCTACGGAGAAAAGCCGCTTAGACTTACTCCCGTCTCAATTATGCGGCTCTCGAAACCTCATTTGCCCACATTTTGCCCACATTCTCGCGCGCCAGCATCTCACCCATGCGCTCCGACAGCTCGTCCAGATCATCATCGAAAAGGTCGGCGTACACGTCCAACGTCATGGCCGCGCTCTTGTGCCCCAACTGCCGTTGCACGGCCTTCACGTTCGCGCCCGCTCTGACCATGAGACTCGCGGCCGTGTGCCTCAGGTCATGGATTGTGAGGTGGCCGGGTATGCCGGCACGCCGCAGGCCGACCGACAGCCAACCGTCATCGCGGCTCGCATTACCCCACTCGCGTATCATCATGCCCTCGCGTCCCGGCTGTTCGAATAACAGGTCGCCGGGTTTCCGGTCTGCGCACAGTCTGCGCATGATCGGGTCCAGCACGACCGGGTACATGATGGCGCGGGCCTTGTAGGTCTTGGTGTCATCGGGGATGATGACGCCGCCCACCATCGGCGCGCTCACTCCTATATATATACGATGCTTTTCAAGATCGACGTCCATCACTCTCAGGGGTATGAGTTCGCCCCATCGCATGCCGCATAGTCCAAGCACGAGGACGAGGTCTCGTCTCCATGGAGTGACACTGCCTGCCAGCCGGTCAAGCTGTTCGGCGGTGAGATACACGTGCTTCTTCCTGCGCTTGCGTGGCAGTTCGATGCCCCTCGCGGGATTATCGGGGATTCGTCTGTCTCTCTTCGCATCGTCCAATATTCCGGCAAGCACGCCATGGGCGCGAAGGACGACGCTGGCGCTTCGGGGTTTGGCGAGCACAATCTCGTTGCCCCGCTCGTCCTTGACGGTCTTACCCTGGCTGATTCCGGTGACCCATTGTTGCACCGTCTCGCGGGTGACGGCGGATACCGGGGTGTTGCCCCATTCCGGTTTCACCCACTTCTCCCATGCGCCTTCGAGGTTCCGGTAATGGCTGGGCTTGGTGCTTAGCTTCTTTTTAGCCAGCCATGCGGGCCCCAACTCCCCCACTGTTGTCTTCCCCGCTGCGGGATCGATGTACGTGCCTTCGGCCTTGGCGACGGTGACTCGTTTCGCCGCCCAATTTTCCGCGTCTATCTTGCGCTTGAATCCGCGCTTGTCGGTCTGCGTGCCGTCCGGCTTGCGGTATCGTACTCGATACCGAGTCTCACCCTTGCTGGTCTTGTATCTGGTGACGTTCGCCATGGCTCAGTCCTCCCCCATCTTAGAATTGGAAACATGGGAGATATTCAGGACGAGCCAAAGATGATCGGGGCAGGTCTCACGCCGACCACGGTGGCTAACAGCATCCTGCGCCGCGCATTCGGCACAGGCGAACACGTCACCCCCATGAAACTCCAGAAGCTTCTGTTTTTCGTCACATGCTTGTACCAGAGATACACGGGCCGCAGACTGCTCACCGAATCGTTCCAGCCTTGGCAGTATGGGCCCGTTTGCCGCAGCGTCTACGACGAGTTCAAAGGATTCGGTGGCAAGCCGATTAATAGGTATGCTCAGGATGCTTTGGGCAAAGTCACTGCTGTGGATGAGTCCAGCAGTCCTTCCCTGCGTAAGGCCTTGAATCTTGTATGGGAGAATATGGGCGACTTGTCCGCCGTCAAACTTTCCCGCGTCACGCATCGTCCTAATTCCGCATGGTCTCAGGCTGTGGCCGGGCATAAGACGTTCATCAGCAACCGCGCCATGGCGAACGATCACACTTTCGACAATCTGCTGGGAATGTGACCGATGTGCGAGAATAACGAGAACACGGTTGTCCCCGATGACGCGGATGAGGACATTCCTTTCCCAGGAGGTCCTTCTTCCGAGGATGTCTCTGAAGGCGATGGCAATAGACGCAAGACCGTTGAAAATGTGCCAAAGACTCAGGGAATAGATCCGGAGAAACAGCACAATTGGTGGATCGAGAATCTCAAGAACATCGCCGCTCTTGGCATAGTGGCGTTTTGCCTCATAACGATTGCCGTATTCGCCATCTTGCAGTTTGTGTGGCATGGCAACGGCGATGTCGATTCCCTCTCCAAGGCTTCTGACGTGTTCAAACTGATTGCTACGACGGCGTTGGGTTTCCTGTTCGGCCGTAATTCCAAATAGCATTTCGGGTGTGCTTCGCCCCGTGTAGGATAAGAGGCGAAGCGTCCTCCTTTCCAATAAGCAAACTGGTCGATGTTTCATCGCCCTGTTGGCGCTGCAACGCCGGCAGGGCAATATTTTTATCTAAGCGATTAACGCATACGTCTCCCCGGCTCGTAGAATCAAGGTATGGGTAAACATGGGACGAAGAAGACCACAGCGCAATCTGTCATAATGACAGTTCTGTCCGTTCTGTGCTATACGGCGGGCGCGTTCTGCGCGCTGTTCGTTTTTGTCGGCGCTTGGCCCATGCTCATCTTCACAGCGTTCTTCATCTTTATCGGCATGTTCGCCTGGAAACATCGATTCGACAGCAACGGTGATAAACCAACTTCCTCTCGAAACACTATTGACGAAGCCGCGGTATGGTGGAAACCGACAAATACGATTCCGGTTCACGCTAAGCAGCATGTTTCCGGAGCGATCGAATACCTCGTCTACAACTACAACGAGCCGGTTGTGGCGAATATTCCGCGAGACAGGATATTCACCGCTGAAATCATTCGACGCAGGATGAACGTGCCTTTCCACGGAAACAGGGATCTCGGCTATGTCCTCGGAGGCGGTAACGGCAACGGCTATGTGCTTTCCTACAACGGCGCACCGTTCGGCGTGATTCCGAATGACAGGCTCTGCGCCTATCTTGATGACGTCCACGCACGCACCATCAGCTGCGTCTGGCATGAATGGTACGAACCGACCATCAAATCGATCAAGGCTCTCGCTCCCTCCACGCGAAGAAGCCGCAGCGAACAAACCATAGCGTCTATGATCGGTGCCGGCAAATGGGATAGCGTGGACAATGTCGATTCTATCAAGGTCAACGATTACAAGCAGCCTAATGCGATGGCGGACAGCCTGCTGTCCGGAAGGAGCTTCATGGACGTCGAGGTGTCCTTGGATATGATTCCGACGCCCAAGGGCTCTTCCGCCAAACCGCATGTCGGGATATTCCATGGCGATGTGGTTCTGTTCGAGTTCGACGCGAGGAAGATGGTCTATGGAGAGCTGGTGCGCCACGCCGGCCGGAACGCACTGGCCCGAGTCGAAAAGAAACTGTTCAGCGAGGGGAACGACAGCCCTTATTACTCCATCATGCTTGTGTTCCAATCAGACACCTCCTCTCAGGCGCGATTACTGCAAAGTCATGTAGGCATTGCTGATAATCGGTGATGGTTTGTATGGTCAGGTCGAGCTCCGAGGCTATGAGCCAAGGCGCTCCTTCGTATGTTTGTTCTGCTTGACGGTATTTTTGCGAATCTACTAGGAGCCGCGCGGCCTCCAATCTGGTACGTTGCTCGTGCATTCCGCATTGGTAGTCGGCGTGCAGCCAATGGACGAGTTCGTGTATGAGCACGCATTTTTTTGCGGTGTATGTAAGTCTTCTGTCTATGAGAATGACGCGGTTTGCTTCTGAGTAGCAACCCCACATATTGTCTAAGATGTCGCTTTCTACGGTGACATCTATTCCGCTCGAATAAATCGCCATGCGCATGGGGCCATAGTTCATGTGCGTGTCGAACGGAATAAGGCGTTTCATGCCGATGCTTCTCCATCGTGGTTCATGTAATAGTCCTTTCCCTCTGCTCCGTAAGCCGCAAGGCTGACATCGCTCTTGTGTGCCAGACGTTTTGTCTCCGCTATCCGCGATGCCGTTTGCGCTTTCTCGTAGGCGATGCGGGTCATGTCGGCGGCGTTTGCTCCGAGCGCTTTGCATAGATCTCCAAACACATCGATGGGAATTTGTCTTTGTCCTTTTAGATAGCGAAGAACGGTGACGGGACTCAGCCCGACTTCTTCTGCAATGTCATCGTTGGTTTTCCCCATGCGGGCTTTTTGGGCTCGAAGCTCTTCTGCGATGGCTTCGGCAAATTGATCTCCATATTCGGTCATGGATAAATAATAACACATATCGGGGAGAAAATTAACCATATAGATTAAAAACTAACTTGACTAACTATCCAAATGGTGCTTACATTAACCATATGGTTAATCAAGAAAGCACCACAAAACAGGTGGCAAATAAAATCGCAGCCGCGCTGGAAGCCGCGAAGCGCTCCGTTAAGTGGCTTTCCGACCAATCAGGGACACCCTATGTGACCCTTCGTCGACAGCTCAGCGGGAAAGCCTCCATTTCCATTGGTCAGATTGCCGTTTATGCGGATTGTCTGCGTGTTGAACCGATGACAATGCTCCCTGACTCATTCATAGCGCTCGCTGGCAAGGAGGAGGCGTGATGGCCATTCTTTCCAGCAACGACTGTCGTGAGTTCCGTGTGGCGCGCACCCCAGAGTTGGAGTCCCGTGGATACCCGTGCCTCTTCTCCGTCGCTCTTGACGGACACACGATCCAGAGGGTCACCAAGAGCGGCCTGAAGGCCATGAAAGCGGAAATCAACCAAGCACTCAAGGACTCGAAATGAACGCCAAGGATTACGGCCATCACTTCAGCGGTTACCGGAAGCCGGAGGCCACCGAACCTTCCCATGGTTTCATGAGTCGCCTCATCTTCTGGGCCATCGTGTTCGCGGTGTGCATCGGATGGGTGATGACCCACACGGGTTGCGTGCATCCCATCGGCAACGGTTTGGCCGCGCTCATGGGCTTCGGGCTCGTTCCCCTGCGGCTCCTGTGCCTCGTTTTGAGCGAGGCGGGCGTCGAATAACAGTCTTGCCGGCAGGCGTGGAAAACCCGCCGGCACAGCGGAAGGAATAACCGAATAACCCTCGTTGATAACTGAAAAAAACAACTGACAGATACGGTGTCGGTTTTCTTGGACCGGCGGGGCGTCGGCTTTGGTCTATTCTCCGGCGTCCCGCTTCGGGCGGTGCAGGTTGCCCCCAGTCAAGATCGCGTAGGTCATGTATGCGCGGCAAAGACCGGGACCACGGTTCGATTCCGTGGCCGTCCACGACCGCAAGTTCAAAAAAAAGAAAGCCCCCGCTGGCACGGGGGCGAGAAGAAAAACTCTCAACAGAAAGGATACTCCGATGGATGAATCGATTCGAGAGCTCACCACGAAACAGGCCGTCGAATTCCTCAACCACACGGTCGCCAAGCACACGCTTGAGAACCTGCGCTACACGGGAGGAGGCCCGCGATTCCGCAAACGCGGGGTGAAACGCGAAGGCAGGAAAAGGGACACACGCCAGGTGGTCTACCCCATCGACGAACTGACCCGCTGGGCGACCGAGAACAAGCTGCAATACAGGACGGAGGCCGCATGAGCGCCGATGACAACGACATGTGGCTGGCGGTCGCGGCCCGGCTGCTGCCCAACCTGGACATCCTGACCGCCCACCCCACACGCCAGTCGTTGGCGAGCCTCATCGGCCTGAGCATCCACGAGGCCGGGCTACGGCTCGTCGGACTACGAGAGGATATGGATGACGGACACGGTGGAACTATGGAGCCCGATCACGGACGAGGGCATGAGCATGACGCCGGGCGAACTCATCGACGAGTTCTACAAGCGGCTCGCCGATCTGAACACGGACATGCGTAACCCCCGCATCTATCTGGTGCCGAAGCCGGGTGTCATCACGGTCGACCGGCAGGCGCGCAGGGTCTCGGCGGTCGTGGAATACGCGAATAAGAAACATTTCAGGAGGAGCAGGTGATGGCCGGAGAGACGACGCTCACCATCGTGGGCAACCTGACTGCGGATCCGGAGATTCGCACGATAGGTAGCGGCGCGACGGTCGCGAATTTCACGGTGGCTTCCACGCCGCGCGCGTGGAACCGTCAGACGAACCAGTACGAGGACGGTCAGGCTTTGTTCATGCGCTGCAGTGCCTGGCGTGACATGGCCGACCATATCGCGCAGTCGTTGAAGAAGGGCACGCGCGTGATCGTGATGGGCCGTCTGCAGCAACGTTCCTATCAGGCGCAGGACGGGTCGAACCGCACGATCGTGGAATTGCAGGTCGACGAGATAGGTCCGAGCCTGCGGTATGCGGTCGCGGCCGTGGCCAGGCAATCCAAGTCCAACGGCGTCCGGCAGGGCCAGTCGTATTCGGGTGGATCCACTTACGGCAATCCGCAACAGTCGGGCTGGCAGCAGGCCGCGCCGCAACCACCCGCCACCGACCCATTCAACCAGCAACAGCAGTCGCAGGAACCGGACCCGTGGGCCTCGCGGCAACCGGCGCCACCGTCCGACGGTTTCGACGCGGACCCCGAATTCTAGGCAAGGAGAAATATCATGGCCATCACCATCGTGGACATTCCGGTATCGCAATTGATGCCGAACCCTCATAACCCGCGCAGGGACGTGGGCGACGTGACGGAGCTGGCGGACAGCATCAGGGCGCAGGGCATCAAACAGGAGCTGCTGGTCACCCCGGCCGGCGACAGGGACGGCGTGCCGCAGTATCGCGTGGTCATCGGGCATCGCAGGCTCGCGGCCGCCAGGCTCGCCGGCCGGAACATGGTGCCGTGCCGTATCGAGGAGCTTACGCCGCGCGAGGAACGCGAGCTGATGCTTGTGGAGAACACGCAGCGTGTGGACCTGACCCCGTTGGAGGAGGCTGACGGCTATCAGGGGCTTTTGGACTTGGGCGTGAAGGTCAAGGAGATGGCCGTACGCACCGGGCGCAGCATGAGACTGGTGCGCGGCCGGCTGAAGATCGCCTCCATCCCCCGATCGGTGCGCGAGGCGTCGCCCTCGTTCGCACAACTGTCGTTGAGGGAGTTGGAGGACATCGCGGAATTCGACGGCGACGAAAAGGCGCAGGCGCGGCTCGCAAGCAAGGCCGGCTGTAATGATTTCGAATGGCAGCTCAACCATTTGCGCCGTGAGCGCGACCGCCGCAAATGGGTGGAGGCCGCGCTCCTGTGGGCCGAATCCAATGATCTGCCCATGCTGCCCGACAACCTCAAACCGGAGGACATGTGGGCGAACCCGACAGGCTACGAGAGGCAGCGGCGTTTCGCCCAGGATTATCCCGGCCCGTTCTCCAAGCAGTGGAAGGACTGGCAGGCCGAGGGGAAGCACCCCGGCGCGGTCATCCGCATCTTCGACGACGAGGGAAGCGTGGTCGCCTACACGCCGGCCAGGAAGACAGTGACGAAACCCGACGAGCAGGCCGAGGCGAAACGCCGGATGGAGCGAGAACGCCGGCATGGGATCAGGGAGCTCGCCCAGGCGTCGGCCGAACTGCGCCGCGAATGGATCCGAACAACCGTTCCCGTATTGAAGGCGGACGTATTGCGCGACATGACGGAACGTCTGACCCTGTTGGAGCTGATGGGTGCCGGCGATTACATGAACGGCACGAGCCTGGACTCGAACGGGTGGACCCGCGTGGTCAAGGCGTACTCCCTGTTCACCAGACCGTTGCCGGTAGTGGACAAGGACCCGGAGCATGGCGTGTACACGCTCAACGTCGCCGAAAACGCCCTGGAGCTGCGCCGCCGCCAGTCGGTGCCCTCCCGCCGGAGCGTGGAGCTCCTGCTCCTCCTGCTGGCCCGCAGGGAGGGCGCGATAGACACGGACACGTGGGACCGTCAGGCGTACCAGCACGACCCCAAGATGTTGAACGCCTACTACGGGATCCTCGAGTCGGCCGGATACGCGGTGTCGGACGCGGAGATGAAGGGGCTGGAGCAGTGAACACGAAAGTGACGATCAGGGTACGCAACGGCGATGACGCGCCGGCGAGCGTGAAGCGTCTGGTGGTTGATTCGCGCGCCGAGGTGGGTGCGGGCGTCACGCCGATGATGCTCATGGACATGCTGCGTCTGTTGGACGAGTCGGCCCATGTGACCGGCGTGGAGATAAAGAGGGCGGAACCGTGAGCATCGAACTCGTGGCCCGCGCGAAGAAGACCAGGCTCCATGGGGACAGCACGGCGAAACTGCTGCTTATCGTGCTCGCGGATTACGCGAACGACGAGGGCATGGCATGGCCGAGCGTGAAGACCATGGCGGAGGAGACGGAGAAAAGCGAACGCAGCATCCAACTGCTGTTGAGGAAGCTCGAACAGATGCGTCTGATCCGCAAGGGCGACCAGAAACTCGTGGCCAAATACGCGAAGGGACGCCGACCGGTCGTCTACAAGCTGTTCCCGAAGACCCAAAAGGGCGAAACCCCAATGGACGCAACGGTTGAGAGGGGTGAAACCCATTGCACCCCCGAAACAGGTTGCACCGGTGAAACCCACTTCACCCCACGGGTGAAACCCACTTCACCTGAGGGGTGCAACCCACTTCACCCCACGGGTGAAACCCACTTCACCCCACGGGTGAAACCCACTTCACCTGAGGGGTGCAACCCACTTCACCCCACGGGTGAAACCCACTTCGTTTCAGGGGTGAAACCCACTTCACCCAAACCGTCACAGGAACCGTCAATAGAACCGTCAAGAGAGAGTACGCGCGCCAGCAAAACCGAAAAAACCGACACCACACGACTCCAAGCGCTCGCCAACCTCACCCCCGACCAGTCGCACCGGCAGCTCGCCGACGAAATCGGACTCGACCTGGACGCCGAACTCGCCAAGTTCCGCGACCATGCGATAGCCGGAGGCCATCTGCCGGCCGACCCGGCGGCGGCGTTCCGCAACTGGCTGAGACGCGGCCGCGAACTCGGACTCGGCAACACCAATCGAACCGAGCCGGCGCTCGCAGGCGGCTTCGCCCATCCCACGCCGCCACCCCGGAAACCCCACCGGCACAGCTACGGGTGCACGCACGTGCTCAACCTGCTGAACCGTGACGCGCCGGACAACGACCCGCTGGCATTGCAAGCGGCGGAACTGCTCAACCAAGGAAAAACCGAAACCGAAGCGCTCGCCGCCTTGGGACTCATGAAGGACGATTTGGAGGAAATCGCATGACCAGGAAAACCGAAGCCCTCCTGTGGGTGGACATCGAGACCACCGGCACGGATCCGCGCCACGACCTGATGCTGGAAATCGGCTTGAGGTGCACGAGCATGGACGCGAAAACCGAGTACGCGCGTTACGAGTCGATAATCAAACCCGACATACTGCCCACGGACCAGAGCTTCGCCTACGCGCATCGGATGCATGAGGAGAACGGGCTCATCAACGAGGTCATCGACGCAAGCCCCGAACTATGCTCCACGGCGCGTGTGGCGCTCGCCGTCATCGATTTCACCCAGTCGATGGCGGAAACGCATGTGCTGCATCCGGCGGGCACGAACATGATGGGCTTCGACCTGCCGTTCCTGGAGCATTACCTGTTCGCCGAGGACCAGTGGGGACGCTTCCACAAGCTGCTCTCCTACCGCGCGTTGGACATGACCGCCATCCGGTTGACCCAAACCGCGTTGGGAGCAGACCCGTACGAGCATTACACGCAGACGAAACCGCATCGTGTGACGGACTGCCTGGACACGGACATCAGCGAATACATCGAATGGCTGGACCTCGTCAAATGAGCCGCACCAACCCCACAAGGGAAACACACAGGCTGACCGCCAGACGAGACCACTACCGGCGCCTGCGATGCGGCAACGAATTGGACCACATCTGGAGCGGCCACAGCCTCCACCACCGACACATGAGAAGCCACCCGTTCCCCGGACTGCATCTGCCAGCCAACCTCATCCATTTATGCGGCTCCGGCACCACCGGCTGCCACGGATGGGTGCACAACCATCCCAAAACGGCGATGGAATACGGGTGGATAGTCAGCATGGGCGAAGACCATCCCGAAACCGTCCCCGTATGGGACGCGCACCAAGGCTGGCTGCTCCTCGACAACCAGGGCGGATACACGCTCTGCGACAGGGACGGCAACCCCAGATAACACACGCAAGCAAACCGACACGGAAACAAGCCGGCGCTCGCCGGCTAAGGGAAGGGAAGCATGACGTTCGAACAGACGAACGAGAAGCAACGCCAACGCATGAAGGCGGACGCCAGGTCGCACATGGAAGCGGCCCGGATGATACTGGCCGGCCCGCTCTACGCGAGGCTCAAGGGCGGCGAGGACCTGTACACGGCCGTCTGGGCGTTGTGGGAATCACTCGCCGGCACGGGATTGTCGAACATGACGGCGGGCGCGGTATGCCACGCATGCAAGACCCATGACCTCGACCAATTGGATTGGGCGCTCACATCGATAGCCGAAACCGGGTCGATACGACCATCCTCCACACCCGCCAAACACCCATTGCACTGCACCAACTGCGGCAAGGAATGCAGGCCGCACGCCGGCACCCCGATCATGTGCAGCCAATGCAAGGAGAACCTGAGACGAAGAAAGACGAAGCAAGGCGAGAGGAAGACGAAACCATGAACGACCTGGACGAGTACATCCACCGATGCCGGTTGAACCTCGAACCCCACCACCTCCAACCCGCAGACGAAACCGACGACAAACATTGCATCATCTGCGACATCAGCGGCGCTCGCCGGCATATCCGCATGGACGGTTTATGCATCAACTGCTGGCTCAAATGGAGACGCAAACACGATCCCGCATACCGCAAGCGGATCAACGCCTACCAGCATCGATGGCAGCAGGAGCATCCCAACGAATTCCGCGAAATGAAACGCCGCTACGAGCAGAGGAAACGAGCAAAGGAACACCAATGAGCGTCAAAACCTACACAGACTCCACCACACGAATCATCACCAAAACCATCGAAGAACACGTCTGGAAAATCCACTGCGACGCCATCGGCTGCAACAACAGCCTCGAATTCCGGGAAAACCAGGACACCGGAGACATCACAGCAGACGGCGACTACACCGGCCCCGATATGGACAACGAATGGCTCAACATCCACGACACCAACACCGCCATCCAAACCGCACTCCAACACGGCTGGCAAGAAGGCAACAAAGGCATCCAACGAGGCCACCTCTACTGCCCCACACACAACGAAAACCAATAAAACACCAACAACCAAAAAAGAAACAACGCCGGCGCTCGCCGGCATAGGGAAAGGAGAACCGATGACCGCACTGCTTGTTGGACGATTGCGCGAACTCGCGACGCAGACCCATCTGCTCGAGACGAAGGTGAGCTCTCTTGGCTGGATGGCCGGCGCCGGCGCGCAGACGTTGAAATCAATGACCCGCGCCCAGGCGCATCTCATGCTCGCCGAATGCGATCTGCTGGACGCGCTCGAAGCGAACGAAAAGAAGGAGAAAAACAATGAGTGATTACAAGCAGCGGATGATCCGCGAATACCAGGAATTGCGGCAGCGTGTCCACAAGCTCAATGAGATGCTGATTCGCTGGCAGGAAGGCAAATTGGACTTCACCCCAACATGTTCCGTGGACTTGTTGAACGCGCAAGCATGTGTGATGTACGCCTACCTGAGCATTCTGCGGGAGCGTGCACGTATCGAACAGGTGGATTTGAACGCGCCTCTTGAGGGAGGTGAGTCTGATGCGTTTTCACAGGATTAGCCCGTGTCCCAAATGCGGGGGCAAGGTCAAGGCGAAATGGGAGCGGGACGGCGTGCAGGGGTTGCCTGAATACACGTTCTTTATCGTGATGTTCCGCTGCACTGTCTGCGGGCTCGGCTTCGAGGGAGGTTGTTCACGGAAGCCCGCCCCGTATCAGTTGCAATACAATATCGCCGCTTGGAACCGCATATGCAACGGTGATAAATGCTTCACGTTGACCTACATGAGTCAGGAAGACGGACGATGAAGTTGGAGACCAAGGAAGAATATCTGGTCGATTCGGCTATCGAGATGCTGTATCCGACCGTCACTTTCAATTCCTATGAGGCCGCTGTGAAGCATATCCACGAGACGCCGGGCACGTGGCGAATCACAAAAATCTATCGCACCCTACCAGTCGGCGAGGAAGTCACGGAGGCAGACGATGAATGCTGATGTGGAGCGGATTCGCGAGAGTCTGGGAGGCAGACGATGAGCTATAAGGCGAAGATATTCACCCGCGAGGAGTTTCGAGAGGTCGTCGCAGCCGCCATCTACGACTACGAACACGCTCCCGCGAAATGCCTCTACACGACCAAGGATGCGGCAGACCAACTCTACGGCCATTACGGCGAGGAAACCGAGGTGGAGGAATGAACGGAGTACAGCTTACCAACCATCTGACCGCGCAATTCAGGGCCTCAACCCTAAGCCGGTACGAGGCCAGAATCACCGAGGACGGCGACTTCCGAGTCTACATATACGCCATGAGCCTCAAACGTCTCAAACGCAAGTGCGAGAGGTACGCGAAACGTGAGCGCAAGGCCATCGAATATGTCACCACACTCAAGGAGGAATCATGAGCGCGACGAACAACCAGCGTGAGATGATACTCAAATGGCATAAAGGCAAGGCCGCGACACCCGAGTACACGGCGAAACTCCTCGGTTTGCCGTTGAGCGAGGTGCTGTACGTGATCGAGCATCCCGAACCGCCGAAATCACGCGCGGACACGTGGACACCGGAATTCATCGAACCACTGGTCTGAAAAATACCGATAAACACACGCGAATACATGACTGAATTCAGCGTAAAAACACTGAATCCAACGAAAGACAAAACGAAACCCTCCACCAACAGGCGGAGGGCACGCTCACCAAAGCACCATCATAGCCGGAACGTGGAGGGTTTCAACATAATGTTCATCACCACCGAACCATGCCAATACTGCGGCAGCCGACAGGTCGAGGCACCATGGACGCTCTGCCGGGACTGCCGCCGCGTCTACGCGAAAACGCTCCACCGGCTCCGCCATGACATGATGCTCCTGCAACAGGTGTCCCGTCACGCCTACAAGCTCGGAGAACCCGGAGCGGGCGGCAAACCGCAAGGAGGGGAAGCGCCCGCGCCCATCAACCTCCACGCGCAGGACATGCTCGACCAGACCGAGGACGGCTTGCAGGACATGTGGAACGAAACCGGCGTGGAAAGCCGTCCGAGATGGCAGACCCTGCTCAGGGACTCGCCACGACGACTGCCCGACCTATGCCGCGCCAGCCGTTCGGGACATTGGCTGACATGGCTCATCCACACCTGCGAGCGCATCGAACCGCTCATCGACCGCAGGCCGCGCACGCGCCGGATAATCGGCGTCTGCCCCGAATGCGGACGCGAGGTCATGGCCGCGAAAGGCGAATCACTGCTGCTATGCAAATGCGGCAACCCAATCAACGTGGTCGAGCTGCGCGAGCAGAGCCGAGACAAGGCCGAGGCAATCCACCTGACCAAGACCCCTGCGGGCATGAGCCAGTGGCTCAAGGACAACTACGGATACGAGGTCAGCCGCAAGCAGATCAGCAACTGGCTCAACCGCGGCAAGCTGCCCAGCAGCAAGCCGGTCGATGACGGCTACTGGGAGTTCAACATACGGGAGATTCTGGCGTTGGCGATGGGTTCCAGCGGCCGTCCGGCTTGACATAGTGTAGCCTGTGAGATACAATAAGGGTATGGAAATCAAGCAAACCGCCGAATACCGCAAGTGGTTCAAGAAACTCAGGAACCGCGAGGCGAAAGCCGCCATCCAAGCCCGGCTCGACGCCTGCAAGCTCGCCGGCAGGCCGTTCGGCGACATCAAACCCGTGGGAGGCCCGGTCAGCGAGATGCGGTTCCACATCGGAGCCGGATACCGCGTCTACTTCACCACGCGCGGCAACGTGCTCATGCTGCTGCTCGCAGGCGGCGACAAAAGCACCCAGCAGACCGACATCAAACAAGCCCACGCCATACTCGACGACTACAAGGAGCAGCAATGAGCACCGAAATCACCGACTACGACACCAGCGAATACCTCGAAAACGAACAGGACATCATCGCCTACCTCAACGCCATAGCCGAATACGACGACCCCGCACTCATGCAGGCCGCACTCGGCAACGTCGCCAAGGCTCGAGGCATGACCCAGATCGCCAAGGACGCGGGCGTGGGGCGCGAAAGCCTCTACAAAAGCCTCAGCAAGGACGGAAACCCCAGCTTCCAGACCATCGCCAAGGTAATCCACGCCCTCGGCGGACGCCTCACCATCCAAGCCGCCTGAAAAAACAAAACACAGACAGGAGTAGGGTGAATCCACCCCGTGGTATACTCCGTATCAGGATTACTGTGAAAGCCTCTGAATCAACCGGTTCAGGGGCTTTACTCATATCCTCCGTATCTCATGGGCTGAGAGTACTCCGCCGGCAGCGTCCAAAGCGCCGGTGCCAGTCAGCCCGCCACGGCTTGCGTACGGTAGAGGACTAACCGGTCACGCTGGGATAGCGTGACATCCAGTAAACACTGCCACTGGATCGCGAATTCGAATCTCGCCCAAGCCACCAATCCCCTCAGCGAGTAGGCAATCATGAGCAACAAGGCGGGATCAGGGCGCTACAGCAATGGAGCAGCCCGCCGCAAATGCAAAGCCAGACACATCGCCGCCGAAGGGCCAATACCAATCTGCGCACTCTGCGGCAAACCCATCGACCTCACACTCAAAACACCACACCCACTCAGCTGCGAGCTCGATGAGATCATCCCATTCAGCCGAGGCGGCTCGCCAGTCAGCTTCGACAACACCCAACTCGCACACAGGATCTGCAACCAGCGAAAAGGCAACAAAATCACAACCAACACCACAGGCCGCCAAAACACAAAACAACCACAAAACACCATCCCAATCAGCCGCCAATGGTAACCGGGGGCCAACCCCCTCCCCTCCCATGCAAGGCTCCCCACAGGTCATAGCGCCGCCGTCCCCCCGAGATAAAAACAGAAGATTGTACGCATGGTTTTTTGTTAGCCATTTTGCCGCCCAGAAGCGCCATCTAGCGCCTATCTAAGCCAATTGTGAGTTTTTTGCCTGCGCGGTCAATCCTGTGTTATAGGGAATTTATCAACAAAGAAAAAATGGAGAAATGTTGAAATAAAGCCATTTAAGCGTTACAGATATGGTATAATAAAAATACCGCTGCGATATTGGCGTATCCAGCGGCGTGACCGACCGATAAGGAGTCGATATGGATGAGTATACCCGTCGCGAGATGCTGAGATTTCTCTCAAAAATCAAAACATTGAATAATGGATGCTGGGAATGGACATCAACCATCAACCGTAAGGGGTATGGCGTATTAAGCGTCCACGGGAAACCAGTTGCCGCCTATCGCGTCTCGTACATGTTGTTTCGCGGCGAAATACCGCCTGCAATGCAGATTGATCACATCTGCCATAATCGAGCGTGCGTCAATCCCAATCATTTGCGTCTAGCTACCACGACTCAGAACAATGAAAATCACACAGGAGCGAATCGCAACAGTGGAACTGGCGTTCGAGGCGTATATTGGGAAGCCGACAGGCAGAAATATCGTGTCGAAGTCATCAGCAAAGGCAAACGTCATCGGAAAGGCGGGTTCTCGAACTTAAGCGATGCTGCTGCATACGCTCGCGAGCTGCGCAATGAATTGATGACCTTTAATGATGCGGACAGGCAATGAGCAATTGCGAGGAATGCGGGACATTTTTAGGCTCTGTCCAATTTCATGGCGGCAGTGTGCAACGCTTTTGTTCAACTCGCTGCCGTGTCCGTGCCTATCGAAAAAGACATCAGATACCACAAGTGCTCAAGTCGCTGCCCCGTTGGGTGCGCGCCGTCGGTAAGCGTCCGATCCAGTGTGATGGGTCGCCGGCCAGTTCGACCGACCCCGATACCTGGGCATCATATTCGGAGGTCATGCGTTCCAAAGCCGGTGACGGCTACGGTATCATGCTCGGCGATGGGCTAGCGTGCTGGGATTTCGACCATGTGGACCCCGCTGACCCGCCCGCGCAGGCGGTGGAACTGTTGCCCGAAGCGATCTATGCGGAGGTTTCGACCAGTGGACATGGCTTGCATGTGTTCGTCCGTTCGTCGGAACCGAGTTTCCGGCGTGACGGCGTCGAGTTCTATTCGCATTCGCGGTTCATCCGCATGACGGGGAGGAGGTGGCCGAAGTGACCACGGTTATTCGCAATCAGGGCACGAGTCTCGCGGTGCGTGAGAAGCTCGCCGCCGAAGGCAAGCCCGTGCTGCTGGCGTTTTCATGCGGCAAGGACTCTATCGCCGCGTGGCTCGCCATGCGGGACATGGGCATCGAGGTTATCCCCGCGTACCTCTACTATGTGCCCGGCTTGAGGTTCATTGACGAGGAACTTGATTATTTCGAGCAGAAGTTCCAGACCCGGATCAAGCGCTATCCGCATCCGTCGCTGTACCGGTGGCTGAACAATGCGGTGTTCCAGGCTCCCGAACGGTTGAGGTTTATCGAGGCGGCGCGTTTGCCGGAGCCGTCGTATGAGCAGATGTGGGATTTCATTCGCGCCGACATCGGCTTGGATAAGAACACGTGGTGTGCTGATGGCGTGCGTGCGGCCGATTCGATTCAGCGTCGCGGCGCGTTCGTGCAGTACGGGTACTGGCGGCGCAACCTCAAGAAGGTCAGTCCTATCGGTGATTGGCTCAAGGGCGAGGTATTGGACTGCATTCGCGGGCATCATATCGAGCTGCCGTGTGATTATGCGTGGTTCGGTCGTTCGTTCGATGGCATCGACAAGCGTTTCACCAAGGTTCTCAAGGACAAGGCACCGGACGATTACGCGACGCTGCTTGAATGGTTCCCCTTGTTGGAGGTGGATCATGTCAGGTGATTTCAAATTCGATTTTTCGAAGAGGAAGCCCAAGGGCAAGCGTGTGAAGCCGGTGCCGGAGAATCTGGACGAGAACGCGAAGGAATACCGCGAGCGTGCCCGTGCGGAGCGCAAGCGGTTCGTGGATGCGACCGACACCGAATTCTGGTTGTGCCTGTGCTTCCCCTCCCCCGCCGAGATGACGCGGTGGCGTGAGCGTTTTGGTTTCGGCGAGGAACACCGGATCTATGCGTACCGTGACATCGCCGACAGGCTTGCCTCGTACAAGCCGGCCAGATCGTCTGCCGTGGCGTTCGGCGCCGGTGTGGGGTTCGTCGGCGGTCTCGGTTTCGCGGAGAAGACGCCCGACCCACTCGCCGGCGTCAAGTACACCGATGATCTGGAAAAGGATTGCCTCGCCGAGCTCTCCGCTCTGCACAAGGCGCTGGTTTCGGCTCGCAGCCCGGAAAAGCTTGTCGAGCCGACCGATTCCGAACACTGGTTCGCCATCGCATTCCCCCTGCGCGACGATAAAGACTCTTTCCTCGCCGAGTACGGTCTTCGCAAGCTCGGCGACAAGTATCTGGACGGCATGGCCGTCGCTCGGAAGCTGGGAGGCGAGTTATGAGGCGAGTCCGTTACGCGAGCACCAACGATATCCGCTATACGGGGTATGGACGTCGCTCTTCCGGTTCATCCGGTGGCGGTGTATCCGCCCTGCGTGTGAGTGCGTCCCGTTCCGCGTCGCGATCGAGCGGATCGTGAACCGGTAACAATATTTTCGTTCAAGCCGTCCCTATGGGGCGGCTTTTCCATTGAAGGGAGACTTTCATGGCGCGTAAATCCCAGACCTTCAGTGAATACGCCGCCGAACGCGGTATCAAGGTCACTCCAGATTCCACCATTGACCGAAGAGGTAACTTTCACTATCCACTTAAGGACGAGGAACAATCCCGACGTCAAAGAAAAGCACTCGCCGATTACCGCAAATTGGTCAAATCCGGGGCCATCCACGATCCAACTCTTGAGCGCGCAGCAAAAGCGGGAAAACCGTGGGCGAAGAAAATCCTATCGATGAAACGGGCCAACAGCAGAACCGCTTCCCGCTCTTCCGGCTCCTGATATTTTCCTGTCCGATTTTCGTGCTTGGAGGGAGGTGGATTATGCGAAACCTGTTCCAGCGTGCCGGTAGTGCGGTGCGTAATGTGGCCGGTCGTATCCGCAGCGCTTTTTCTCGCGGCGGCTCGCGTTCCTCCGGCTCCTGATTTCCCGATGGAGGTGATTGTCATGCGTCCGAGATACGTGCAGGGCAAGTTTGATTTCTCTCGTGCCGCCGGTTCCGCTCGCGCTAGCCGCTCCAGCGGCTCCTGGACATTGATTCGAGGTGATCCAGTTGGCCAAGACCGCGACAATGCAGCCCAACCTGCCTGACGGCATCGAATGGCCCGAGGCGACCGTGCGATGGTGGGAGCATTTGGCTTCCACTCCAGGCGCGGACTCGTGGACGGAGGCCGACTGGGACAACCTCATGAACGCCGCCCTGATCCACGCGGATATCTGGGGTTCCGGCAATTTCGCCAGCGTGCCCATACTGAACAAGCTGTTGCAGGATTACGGGGTCACGCCCGCCGCGCGCAGCCAGATCATGCAGGCGAAAGTCCAGAAGCAGGAGCGGCATACGCCGCTTGACGAGATAGCCGAACGACGGAAGCTGAGGGTGATCGAGGGTGGCAAGACGAAGAGGCGTACAGGAACCTAGCTTCGCTCTGGTTCCCAAGCACGCGCAGTCCGAGGGAGGCGAGGCGTGCGCGCTCGCAGCCGGCTACGACATGAAGCCGGATAAGTGGCAGCGCATCGTGCTCGAGGGGTGGCTCGCCACGGATTCGAAGCTGCAATGGGCGGCGTCGGATTGCGGGTGCGCGGTGCCGCGCCAGAACGGCAAGAACGCGATTCTCGAGTTCACGGAGCTTTATCTCTCCGCGATCATCGGCATGAAGATCCTGCATACGGCGCATGAGGTGAAGACCTGCCGCAAGCATTTCCTGCGCATGAAATACTACTTCGAGAACGCGCGCAAGTTCCCCGAACTGTCGGAACTGGTCACCTACATTCGGGCCACGAACGGCCAGGAGGCCATCGTGTTGAAGAACGGTGGCAGCATTGAGTTCATCGCCCGTTCGAAAAGTTCGGGCCGTGGTTTCACGGTGGACGTGCTGGTGTGCGACGAGGCGCAGGAGCTGACCGACGAGCAGATGGAGGCCATACAGCCCGCCATCTCGTCGGCACCCTCGGGCAACCCGTTGACCATCTACACGGGAACGCCGACACCGCCGACCTCGCCGGGAACGGTGTTCGCGCGCATGCGCCGCAACGCGCATCGTGACAAGCCGCCGAAGAACCTGTGCTGGTTCGAATGGGCGGCGACCGAGATCGGCGACGTGCACGACCAGCAACGCTGGTACCAATACAATCCATCGCTCGGCACCCGACTGCTGAAGAGCGTGGTCGTTTCCGAATCGGAGAAGATGACCCCTGACGGTTTCGCCCGCGAACGTCTCGGCTGGTGGAACGATCAGGCCGGCGCGCTGTCCGATATCGATGTTGACGAGTGGGCCAAGTGCAAGACCGACAACCCTTGCATGGACGGCTACAACTCGTATGCGGTCAAGTTCAGCGCGGACGGCGCGAACGTCACCCTCGTGGCGTGCGTGCGCCCGCCACGCAAGTCGGGTGAATTGCCGCACGTGGAGGTCATAGCCTCGCGCAGCATGCGCGGCGGCACCGGCTGGCTGGCCGACTGGCTGACCGCCGAGAAGGACGGTGCGGAACGGTGGCGCAACGCCATCGGCATCATCATCGACGGGCGCGTGGGAGCGCCCACCCTGGTCAACAGCCTCATCGACAAGGGCGTGTCCAAAAGAGTGATCGTGGTGCCGCGCCCTTCCGACGTGGCGGACGCTTGTTCGATGCTCGAACAGGCCGTGAACGACCATGAGCTTACCCATTTCGGCCAGCCTCTGCTTGACGAGGCGGTGGGTCATGCGAAGCATAGGAAAATCGGCGACGGGTTCGGCTACGAGCCGTCCATGGAGAACGTCGATGTGAGTCCCGTGGAAGCGGTGGCTCTCGCGTATTGGAACGTCAAGACTTCCAAGCGTCATCCGGGAAGAAGAGCGAAGGCGGTGGCATTCTGATGCAGATTCCCAGTCTTGAAAACGTGCAGGTCGATAATCTGCCCGACGAGTGCCGAGAACCGTGGGATTTGATGATACGTCAATGGTCCCAGAAGCTCGAACGTAACCTGTTGCGCACCAAATACTACGACGGGCGAAACGAGCTTAAGAATCTGTCCATCGCTGTGCCGGACAGCATGGCGGGGATAAGCGAGGTCGTGGGCTGGCCGCAGAAATCGGTGGACGCTTTGGCCGACCGCATCGTGTTCGATGGTTTCGTCGGAGTCGGCGACGACAGCCGCGATCCGTTGGGTTTGGATTCGATTCTTTCAGACAACGACTTCGACGTGGAATTGCCGCAGGCCATCCGCAGCGCGCTCACTCACTCATGCTCGTTCCTGAATGTGCGCAGCGCGGAACCGGAAGACGGTCTGCGTTCCAAGGTGTCCGTGTCGTTCCGCAGCGCGCTCTATGAGACCGGCCTGTGGGATTACGCCCGTCGCGGCCTGTCGGCGGCGTTGTCGATAACCGATATCGACCGCTCCCAGTACGCGCAGGCGAACACCATCGTGCCTTCCGAACTCATGCTCTACATGCCCGGCTACACGATTCGTATACGCCGCACGCAATCAGGCCGCTATCATGCGGACGCTCCCCGGAACACGTACATGGATCATGTGCCCGTTTACCTGATCCCCTACCATCAGGACCTGAACCGCCCCTTTGGCCGCTCGCGCATCAGCCGCGAGGTCATGAGTATCACCGACACTGCGGTGCGCACCATGCTGCGCATGGAGGTAAGCGCCGAATTCTATTCGAGCCCGCAACGCTACCTCATCGGCGCGGACGAGCCGCCCGAGGACAAGAACGGCAAGAAGCTGACCGGCTGGGAAGCCACCATCTCGAAGATGCTCAACATCAGCCTCAACGAGGACGGCCAGGCACCCGCCATCGGCCAGTTCACGCAGATGACCATGCAGCCGCACACCGACATGCTTCGCGCCCTCGCGGCACGCATGAGCGGCGCGACCGGCGTGCCGCTCAGCCAGTTCGGCGTCATGACGGATTCCGGCCCTTCCTCGTCCGAAGCGATCATGGCGGCGGAAAGCGAACTTGTCATCGAGGCGAAGAACGCCTGCCGCGCCATCGGAGTGCAACTACGCAAGGCCGCGAGGGACATCGCCATACTCAACGGCACCAGCGAGGACAGCGACGAGCTCGACCGCTTGCAGGTCAACTGGCGTGACCCCGAACGCCCATCGCAGGCCGCGCTCTCCGATGCCATCGTGAAGCAGGTGACGGCCATGCCGTGGCTCGCCAACTCCGACGTTATTCTGGAGAAGCTCGGCTACACGGATTCCGACATCACACGCCTGTTGGTCGACAAGCGCAAGGCCGAGACCCGCAGCGTGCTTGACTCCCTCGTGAACGGAGGCAACAAGGATGACGGACAACCGGCAACTGGACCAGCTGCAAGCCAGCCAAGCCAGAGCGGTGGAACTGGCGCGCCGCGATCTGGCGAAACTGTGGGGGACGCTGCAACAGCTCAGTCCTGAATGGCAACGTGACATGCTGCTCGACTACGTGCCGCAACTGGTCGCCAAATACGGCGACCTCGCGGCACAGGCCGCCTACGAATGGTATATGCGCGTCCGTGGCGAATCGGTGCCCGAATCATGGGAGTACGACCTGTCCGACTCGTTTCCCGGCGACGGCATCGACAAGACGATACGCTGGCAGGCCGGCCACCTGTGGACCGACCCGCAGACCATGCAGGCGTATCTTGTCGGCGCGATGCAACGCTGGGTCATGTATTCGGGGCGCGAAACCATCGCCCGCCTGTGCGAGCACGACCCGTCCGAACCCCGGTACGCGCGCGTGCCGAGAGGCGCGAAGACGTGCGCGTTCTGCACGATGCTCTGCTCGCGCGGCTGGGTGTACCGCAGCGAGAAGACCGCAAAATACGCCAAAGGCTCGTTCAGCCTGTTTCACGACGACTGCGACTGCCAGATAGTCCCCGAATGGGACAGGGACCAAGCTCACATCGAGGGCTATGACCCCGACCGCATGTACTCGGAATACATGCACGCCCGTAGCCTCATCGAGAACGGCGGCCTGGACGACGACACCTATCGGATGATAAAGGCCACCACAAAAGGCAATCCCGACAATCCCAACGACCCGAACACGATCACCTATGTGATGCGCCGACTCTACCCCGACCGTTACAAGGACGGCTACGGGGTGCCACGACCGTCGCACTCGAACTGAGATTTTCCCCAACCACCCGCACGGGTGGTTTTTTATGCCCGAAACGGGCCCAACCCACTAGGAGGAACCATGACCGAAGAGGCCAACGGCAACCAGCAGGCGGCATCGACCGAGAACGGAGCGAAGCCGCCCGAAATCGACTACGAGGCCAAATACAAGGAGGCCATCGCCCATTCCCGCGAATGGGAGAAACGCGCCAAGGACAACAAGACAGCCGCCGACGAACTGCAACAGCTCAAGGAGGCCCAACTGTCCGAAGCCGAAAAGACCGCCAAGCACATCAAAGAGCTTGAAGCCAAGAACGCCGCCTACGAGGCGGAAAAACAGCAGAACGAATGGAAGACGCAGGTCTCCAAGGAAACCGGCGTGCCCATCGCACTGCTCCATGGCTCCACGCTCGAAGAGATGCAGGCCAACGGCAAGGCGCTCGCCGACTACATCGCCGACAAGACCAAGCCGAAGGTGCACGCCTCCTCCGAATCCAACCAGCCTCCCGCGCCATCCGGCTCCTCCGGCGACTGGATCCGTGACCAGTTCCTTGAACAAAAGCAGAAATAACCTCCCCACTCCATAGAAAGAAGGTATGACGATGGTTTCCAACGTGAACTCCATCATCACCAGCGGCGACCTCGGCGGCGGACTCATCCCCACCGAATACGCCACCCAGATTATCCAGGACGCCCCCAAGTCGAGTGTGTCCCTCACCCGCATGCGTCAGATTCGCATGAGCACCCGCACGCGCACGCAGCCGGTGCTTGACTCCAAGCCGATCGCCTACTGGGTTGGCGGCGATACCGGCCTGAAACAGACCACGAAGATGAAATGGTCGGGCCTGAGCATCACGGCCGAGGAACTTGCGGCCATCGTGCCCATCCCGGAGGCCGTCATCGCGGATTCCGGCATCCCAATCTGGCCGGAGGTCATGCCGCGTCTGACTTCCGCGCTCGGCTACAAGCTGGACCAGGCGACCCTTTTCGGCGTGGACAAGCCGTCCAGCTTCCCGGACGGCATCATCCCGCAGGCCATCACGGCGGGCAACACGCTCACCCAGGGCAAGGACCTCGCCAAGGACGTTGCCAGCATGGGTCAGAAGCTCGCCGAACAGGGCTTCGCCATGAACGGCTTCGCCAGCAAGCCGGGCCTGAACTGGGAGCTTATCGGCCTGCGCAACGCCAACGGCAGCCCGATCTACGTGCCGTCCCTCGCCTCGGGGGCCCCGTCCACCCTGTACGGTTTCGGTCTCAACGAGGTTGACAATGGCGCGTGGGATGCCACCAAGGCCGTGCTGCTCGGCGCGGACTGGTCGAACTTCGTGGTCGGCATCCGTCAGGACATCACCTACAAGCTGCTTGACCAGTCGGTTATCTCGGACGATAACGGCAAGGTGATTCTGAACCTCGCCCAGCAGGACTGCGTCGCCATGCGCGTCGTGTTCCGCGTCGGCTTCCAAATCGCCAACCCCATCAACGACGTGCAGCCCGACAAGACGAAGCGCTTCCCCGCCTTCGTGATCGCAGCCCCAAAAGTGTGACGCCGGCACCCCAATCCATCGAGACCAGTCCTGAAACCGTCACCGTTCGAGCCGGCGAAACAACCAATGTGACGGTACGTGTCCTGCCGGAGGGCGCGGACCAGACGGTGACCGCGACTGTCGCTGACAAGTCCATCGCCACGGTGGTGTCCGATGACTGACAATACCGTGTTCGCCCCTCACGAGGATCTGGAAGCCCGGTGGCATCCTCTCACCGACGCGGAACGGGCGCAGGCGGACATGCTGCTGGCCGCAGCACGCGGCTTCGGCATCATCGCATTCTGACATTAAGGAGGCCGTCATGGTCGATGAAACGGAAGAAAACCCATTTGCCACGCATTTGGAATTGGCCAAACGCTGGAAGCAGATGCCGGACGACCCCGATTATGTGGATCAGCGTCTGGCCGATGCCTCGCAGTTCCTCCGCGAACAATGCCCGGATTGGCGGAACATATCGCAGGCGACGCTTGAACGCATCGCCTGCGAGCTCGCCAAGGACGCGATCTCATCCGACATGCAGACCGAGGGCGCTGGTTTCGACACCACCGGTGCCAGCAATCTCAGCCTCACGGCGGGCAATTTCACCCAGTCCATGACATTCGCGAACCCTCGCGGCGAATTCTACCTGTCCAAAGGGCAGAAGAAGGCGCTCAGGCTCACCGGCCAACGCTTCTACAGCATCGACCTGTCAAACGGGGAGGCGTCATGAGGGGCGAGACCGTGAAAGTGGTGCGCTACACGCCGACCGGCGAGACCGACCCCGGCGGCTCGCCAGTCACGAAGGTCGATATCGAGTCGGTGGACAACGTGCTCGTCTCACCAGGCGCGATGAGCAACGCCACCGACTCGATTCGACCTGACGGCGTGACCGTTGCATTCACCTGCCTCTTCCCCCGCAGCTACGCATACCGGAGTCTGCGCGGGGCGAGTGTGCGCATCAATTCACATGACTACGAGGTGATCGGAGACCCGAGACCATTGGACGGCGGAATGAAGCCGACTGCATGGAACCTCACGGTCGAAGTCACCGACACGGAGGGATAGTGCATGAAACGGGTGAAACTGCATTATTCGGCATTCCAGGCGTACAGGCGCAACGAGGGCGCTCGCGCCGCCTTGTCGGAGGCACAGAAGATCGCGGCCCGCGCCAACTCCATGGCCGCGCCGACTCACGCGGGGCAGCCGTCGTACACGGCGGAGGGCCCGCGGGCGAACGAGAAGGGCGCGACGGTGCTCGTGCATACGGATAATCTCGCCGCGCGCATCGATAACGCCGTGCGCGACACGCTCGCCAAGGCGTTGGGAGGCGGCTGATGAACGCGGAGAAGCTGGTCATGGACTGGCTCAACGCGGCACCCGAACTCAAGGATTATCCCGCGAGCTTCGAGGTTCCCGCCGAATCCAGCGCCACGAACCGTATCCCGTTCGTCACCGTGGAACGCACGGGAGGTTCGGAAGGCCGGTTCGTGTCGAGACCATTGATCGCTGTGCAGGTGTGGGCCGCTTCACGCTGGGAGGCTTCGGACGTGGCACAGCGTCTCGTGCTGCCACGGTTGAAACGCATCGTTGAACTGCCCGAGGTGGCCGATTGGGATATCACCGGCCTGACCGACTTCCCCATGCCGGACGGACGGCCACGCTACCAGATACTCATCCAGCTCACCGTCAAGACCGACGAATGAGCATCATTTCCAGAAAGGGCCTAATCATGGCTAATGAAACAACAACGAAGAACGATTCCACAAACGTGTCGTTCGGCAAGTTCAAGGTCGGCGGCTACGCGTACGCGGCACCCGTCGGCACCGCATTGCCCACCGATTCGGAAAGCGCACTCGACTCCGCTTTCCAGCTCATCGGCTACCTGTCGGAGGACGGCATCACCAACACGACCGACACCGACACCGCCGAAGTCAAGGACGCGAACGGTACGACCGTGATGAAAGTCGTCTCCAGCTACGCCGAAAGCTACCAGTTCGTGCTCATCGAGTTCCTGCGCAAGGCAGCGGCGCAGATGCGCTACGGCAACGACGCGGTGACCGGCAAGGACAAGAGCATGGTCATCAAGCATCAGATGCCCGACGATACACCGGTCTCGCTCGTGTTCGAGATCGTTGCAACCGGCAACGTGAAGGACCGTGCCGTCATCGGTTCCGCAACCCGTTCCGAATTCGGCGACCGCCAGATGCATTCGAGCGACGTGCTCGGCTATGACATAACGGTGGCCGCGAACGACATGGGCGATGGCGTCACCTCCATCGAATATATCGGTATCCCAAAAGGCTGACGCCTCTGACTGTGACGGTCTCGGCCCGTGAAGGGGGCCAGACGGTCAATGTGTCGGAGGCTCCAGCATCCGGCCTTCAGCGTCGATACAAGATAACCAGCGCGGACGCGAAACCGGTCGTTGAAAGCGCCACGGTGGTAGACCTCGCGTCCGGTTGGACCGTGTTCCCCTTGGACGGTCAGGTAAACGGCAAGACCGGTCAGGTGGTCACTGTTGTGGATTGCACGGTCAATGGCTCGTATGCGCGTGCGAAGGGCGAGGCCGTGCTGCCGGCCCCGCTGCCGCCCAAACCCACCGGCATCCAGGTCACGCCCGAGTCGTTGACACTCAGGGTCGGCGAGACGGCGGGCCTCGACGTCAAGGTCCTGCCGGAGGGCGCGGACCAGACGGTGACCGCGACTGTCGCTGACAAGTCCATCGCATCGATCTCTCGAAAAGGAGTGAACCATGGCTGATGAAGTATTTAGTGGTGGGGTAAGCGTCACCGGTGTGGAACCCGGAGCCACCACAATCACCATCAAGTCGACAACCAATCCGAACATCAGCAAACAGGTGCCGGTCACGGTCAAATCCCGTAACCTGCTCGCCTACGGTCCCGCGTCGGGCAACGGTCTGACCGCCACCGTGGCGCAGGACGGGTCGCTTGATTTCGACAGCGGCACCGAATCGGTGCCATTGAACAAGGGCGTGAGCTGGGAGTTCGACGTGCCCGAAGGCATCGTTGGCGTGCCTCTCATCCTCTCCTACACGGGCGATGTGCCCGGAACCCTGGTCATCGGCCTCTACGTCAACGCGAATAGCCTCGGCGGCGTCTATCAGGGGAAAAACAACACCGTGGTCACCATCCCCAAGGGGACCACACGCGTCGAGCTGCGCATCACGCGTGGCGGCGTCACGGCCGGCAGCGTGTCGGGCAACCTGAAAATCCAACTCGAACTCGGGAACACCGCGCACGAGTGGATGAAACCCGATGTCACAAGCCTTGAGGGGGGGGGCTATGAGCTAGCGAACCTGTATCCGCGTGTCACCGGACTGCCTAAAACATTAGGCACCGACC